TGGTGAGGCATTGGCTGGTGGATAGGTTGGGTGTTCTTAAAAAAGTATTGATTGTTAAAAGCTATTTGCTTGGCATGGTGATTGGGATTGGCTATCGGGTTCAGGTACCCAGGAAAGGGACCACCCGCCCCTCTCCCACTTTCTCCCCCGGTTTTTTCAGCCGTGCCCCAGTTATCCACAGCCCAAACCTCAAAGTTGTCCACAGATTGCAGTGCGCAACCATGTCGTGCTGCAGTTGGTATTCCTTTTTCTGTGCATAACTCGGAATCGACTTAACATAATGGACGTTGTCGGAAGCAGAATCGGGAAAACCCTCGGAACTGGCCGATTTCGATGGGGGGGGAGGGGGTCGACGCTTGTCGTGAAAATTGATGTACCCCCCTCCCCTCTGAAAAAGCTAAAATGCCGCAACTTCCCGAAAGGACAAAAGTGGTCAAGAAAAAAAGCGCAGTGCAACTAACCATCCAGCAGTACGCAGCCAACCCGCCTGCGACGCTACCCAAGACGGACAACCAACGCATCAAAGAGTTGAAAGAGTTGATGATCAGGTCTGGCGGCAAGGACGTCGCGGAGAAGGTGATCCAGATCGCGCTCAACGACGAGCACCCTGGGCAGATGGCGGCGCTGAAGATGTGCATGGACCGCACGCTGCCAGTCAGCATGTTCGAGAAGGACAAGAGCCAACGGTCAGCCGTGACGATCTCGATTACGGGGTTAGGCCAACCAACAACAGTTATTGACCAAGCAGAAGATATAGGCTACACTATCAATAATAGTGAAAAGGAATAGCCATGAAACGTCTTCTGACTGTCGAAACATTGAGGGCCAATGTTTCATATGACCCTGCGACTGGCATTTTTACTCGGGTGAAAAGCCATCCGAAACGCAAATACATTGCGGGTTCCGTAACGGGCGTCCCCCGACCGGATGGCTATTTGCAAGTCATGATTGAGGGCAAGATATTTTTGGCCCATCGCCTTGCGTGGTTGTACGTACATGGTGTAATGCCGGAGCACTATGTGGACCACATCAATGGTGTGAAAAACGACAACCGCATTGAAAACTTACGCGACGTCAAGCAAGGTGTAAACCTGCAAAACCAAAAACGCGCAAAACGCAACCGCGTTTCGTCATCCATGCTCGGCGTCAGCTTTTCCAACAAAGGCCAAAACAAAGACCGCCCCTACCGCGCCCGAATTGTCGTAGACCATAAAGAGATACACCTTGGCACATTCGCGCACGAAAAAGACGCGCATGAGGCATATTTGGTGGCAAAAAGGCAATATCACGAAGGTTGCACAATATGAGCGTCCACTTCTCAAGCAAGACGGAGCTATGGGCAACACCACAAAAGTTCTTCGATGACATGGCGGCGCAGTACGGCCCGTTTGACATCGACGTATGTGCCGACGCAAGCAACGCCAAATGCCCGGTTTATTTCGACAAAGCCGCTGACGGACTGGCGCAAACTTGGACCGGCAGGTGCTGGATGAACCCGCCTTATGGGCGTGACATTGGCAAATGGATGAAAAAGGCAAGCGAATCAAACGCCACTGTTGTTTGTTTGGTTCCAGCCCGGACAGATACAAATTGGTGGCACGACTACGCCATGAAGGGAGAAATCACATTCATCAAAGGCCGATTGAAGTTTGGCAACGCCGTAAACAGTGCCCCATTCCCTTCGGCAGTCGTAGTGTTTAGGGGTCACAGATGTCTGACTTAAACTTTAGCCTCCTGCCGTGGCAACAGACGGTGTATCTTGACGACACGCGCTTCAAAGTGATCGCCGCCGGGCGGCGCTGTGGAAAAAGTCGGCTGGCCGCGACGACTCTGATCATTGAGGGGTTGCGCTGCCCACCGGGGTCAGCGGTGCTGTACGTCAGCCCGACGATGGGGCAGTCGCGGCAGATCATCTGGGACTTGTTGCTGGACCTGGGCAAAGAGGTGATCCAGTCGAGCCACGTCAACAACTTGGACATCACGCTGATCAACGGCGCGCGCATCTACGTCAGAGGCGCAGACCGGCCCGACACGCTGCGAGGCGTCAGTCTGACCTACGCCGTACTAGACGAGGTGGCCGACATCAAGCCCGAGGCGTGGGAGCAGGTGATCCGGGCGTCTCTGTCAGACCGAAAGGGTCGAGCGATGTTCATCGGCACGCCCAAAGGGCGTAACTGGTTTCACGACCTGTGGAAGTTGGGGCAGGACGAGCAGGACAAGGACTGGAAAAGCTGGCACTTCACCACCCAGGACAACCCGCTGATCGACCCGACCGAGATCGAGAGCGCCAAGAAAACGCTCTCCAGCTTTGCGTTTAAGCAGGAATACTTGGCGAGTTTCAGCAACGCTGGCGCGGACGTGTTCAAAGAGGAGTGGATCAAGTACGGAGAGGAGCCGGACTATGGAAGCTACTTTGTGGCGGTGGACTTGGCTGGGTTTGAGGAAGTTGCCAAGCAGGCGGCCAACAGCAAGAAGCGGCTGGACGAGTCGTCGATTGCGGTGGTGAAGGTGACGGACGACGGCAAGTGGTTTGTCAAAGAGATTCAGCACGGGCGCTGGGACATCCGCGAAACGGCGTCGAAAATCCTGTTGGCGATGCGGGAGTACAGGCCGCTGTCGATTGGCATTGAGCGAGGGGCGCTCAAGAACGCTGTGCTGCCGTATCTGAGCGACCTGATGCGTAAAAATAACGTGTACAGCCACATCGTAGACCTGACGCATGGCAATCGAAAGAAGACTGATAGAATCATTTGGTCGTTGCAGGGCCGGTTCGAGCATGGCAGAATCGTGCTCAACAGCGAGGAAGACTGGTCTGTGTTCGTGGACCAGTTGCTGATGTTCCCATCGCCCGGTGTTCACGATGACTTGCCGGATTCACTGTCCTACATCGACCAACTGGCTGTCACCAGCTACTTTGAGGACGCAGATGACAGTGATTGGGAGCCAATGGATGTAATAAGTGGGGTGTAGATATGGCCGATGAAATCCGAGCAACACCGCGCAGCCCACTGTTTGGGCTGTTCTCGGACATTGTGAATGTGCCGCTGGATTACATGAGCGACCCCCGGCGCACTCAGCAGTTGCAGGGCTTGGCAACTTTCATTCGAGGCACTGGTGTGCCCTCCACCCTGCAAAATCTGGCCTATGACCCCTCGGGCCGTGGCCTGTTCACTGGTGCTGGTGGGTTGGGTGGCACAACGCGCATGAGGCCCGAGGCTATTGAGGCTGCGATGACTGTGGCTCCGATGGTTGGGCCGATGGCTAGAATGACAAAAGGCTTGCCGGTTGGGATGAGCATCAAGGATGTTTCTTATCGTGGCAGTCATGTTCCGCCAAATGCAAAGACTTATGGGGCAACATTAGACGATCTTGGAAAAATTATGCCTTTAGATGTTTATTCATCCAAAGGAAAAGATCTCTACGGCATTGGCGACAATCAAATTGATGCCGAGTGGTACAAAGCTGCATATCTTTCAAAAGGGAATCCAGATCGTTTGGTGGATGTTTATAGAGCTGTTCCAAGGGGTGTTAAAGACATCAATGAAGGCGACTGGGTAACAACAAGCAAAACATATGCCAAAAATCATGGTGAAAATGCACTTGGTGGGGATTACGATATTGTTAGCATGAAAGTAAAAGCCAATACTCTTTCATCAGAGGGATACCCTTATGAGTTTGGTTACAACTCAAATTCATTACCAGCCCCGCCAACCTCCCCGATGTACACAGACCCGTTCGGCAATACAATAGCTGACACAACGAGGTGATGATATGGATCAAAACGAGTTTGACGAGCCGACAGAGAATGACAAAGAGCTGACGGCCTTTGTTGTTGACCATTGCGACCGCTGGCGCGACTACCGCAACACCAATTTTCTCGATGATTACCTGGAATACGAACGTATTTTTAGGGGTGAGTGGGCCTCTGAGGACAAAACCCGTGAGTCTGAGCGCTCCCGCATCGTGACCCCGGCCACCCAGCAGGCCGTGGAGACCCGGCACGCTGAGATCATGGAGGCCATCTTCGGCCAAGGCGACTTTTTTGACATTGAAGACGACCTGCAAGACGTCAACGGCAACCCGTTGGACGTTGAGATGCTGAAAAAGCAGCTCATGGAGGACTTCAAGCAGGACAAGATCAGAAAAGCCATCGACCAGATCGAATTGATGGCCGAAATTTACGGCACCGGCATTGGTGAGATCGTCGTTAAGACAGAAAAGGTCTTTGAACCGGCGACTCAGCCCATTCCTGGGCAAATGGGCCAAGCGGCCATCGGCGTGGTGGAAAAAAGCCGCATCGCCGTCAAGATCATGCCCGTCAACCCCAAAAACTTCCTGTTTGACCCCAACGGCACGTCAATCGACGACTGCATGGGCGTGGCGGTCGAGAAGTATGTGGGCATCCACAAGATCGTGCAGGGCATCGAAAAGGGCATCTACCGCAAGGTGAACATCCAGCCGTCCTATGAGGACACGGATTTGGAGCCAACGCAGGAGTTGAGCCAATACCGCGACGAAAAGGTGCGCCTGCTGACGTACTACGGTCTGGTGCCGCGAGAATACCTGACCGAAAAAGACGTTGAAGTTGAAGAATTGTTCCCTGACGACTCAGTTGCCGAGGACTACACGGACATGGTGGAGGCGATTGTCGTGATCGCCAACGACGGGCTGCTGCTCAAAGCAGAAGAAAGCCCGTACATGATGAAGGACCGCCCTCTCATCAGCTACCAAGACGACACAGTGCCCAACCGCCTGCTCGGGCGCGGTACGGTGGAGAAGTCCTACAACATGCAAAAGGCCATTGATGCCCAGGTCAGATCACACCTAGACAGCTTGGCGCTGACAACCTCGCCCATGATGGGCATGGACGCAACGCGCCTGCCCCGTGGGGCACGGTTTGAGGTCAAGCCGGGCAAGGCGTTCATGGTCAACGGCAACCCAGCCGAAATCTTGTACCCGTTCAAGTTCGGTGAGACAAGCCTGAACAATCTGAACACGGCCAAAGAGTTTGAGCGCATGTTGCTGCAAGCCACTGGCACGCTGGACAGCCAAGGCATGGTCAGCCAAGGCAACCGCGACGGCGCAGGCATGAGCATGGCGGTCGCCACAATCATCAAGAAGTACAAGCGCACGCTGGTCAACTTCCAAGAAGATTTCTTGATCCCCTTCATTCAGAAGGCGGCGTTCCGCTACATGCAGTTCGACCCCGAGCGCTACCCGAGCGTGGACATGAAGTTCCTGCCCACGGCCACCTTGGGCATCATCGCCCGTGAGTACGAGCAGCAGCAGTTCATTGGTCTGCTCCAGACGCTGGGGCCAAACACCCCGGTGCTGCCGCTGATCTTGAAGGGCATCTTGAACAACTCCAGCCTGACCAACAGGTACGAGTTGATGGCCGCGCTCGACCAGATGAGCCAGCCCGACCCACAGGCCCAAGAGATGCAGCAAGTGCAGCAGCAGTTGGCCTTGCAAGCGGCGCAAGCCCAGATCGCGGTCAACACCACGCAGGCCGAGCAGAACCGGGCAGAGGCTGCCAAGCTGATGACCGAGGCGCAGCTCATGCCCCAAGAGGTGCAGGCCAAGGTCATTGCGTCCACGACCAAGAACTTGCCTGCTGGCAACGAGAGCAACGAGTTTGACAAGCGGGTCAAGATCGCCGAGCTGATGCTCAAAGAGGCCGACATCAAGAACAAGTCGAAGATTGTGGAGTTGCAGATGGCCGACCGATTGGGTGCGGCCAGCAAGGCAGAGGATGATTTTTTGTCCAAGCTGAGTGAGGGCTTGAAATGATCAACACCAAAGAGCTGCTGCAAAAGATCGAGTCGGGGGACGTGTCCTACGAGGATAAGTTGGCTGCTCTTGGTCAAGTTGAGACCGCACTCAAAGAGATGCGCGACCGCAAAGAGGCGGTGCTCAATGATCGCGTGGGGGTGATCATCGACGCGCTCAAGACCATGCAGGCCAAAGTGGCTGCGCAGCTTGAAGAAGCCAAAGCCATTGTGCCCGAGGTCGGGCCTGCCGGGCCGAAAGGTGAGCCAGGCGAGCGAGGGTTGGACGGGGCCAACGGGCGCGACGGTCGTGATGGTGTGGATGGGCGCAACGGTGTGGATGGCTCGGACGGTGTGTCTGTCGCTGACGCCAACATTGACTTCGACGGCTCGTTGATCATCACCTTGTCGTCTGGCCGCACGATCAACGTCGGTGAGGTGGTGGCACCTGACCTGGCTGAGAAGATCAAAGTCATCACCAACGCCGGTGG